ACCTAGCAAATAGTACCACAATTACAGTAACTGGAACGCGAAAATTCACAAACATTTTGGAGGATTAAAAATAATTTTCCAAACTTAAAAATCTCAGAAAAAAGTGCATGCCACATTGCTGTGGCTGTACAAGAGGCAGATTAATAGTTCCTGACTCAGAAGACTTGGATCTCCTTCCATTGCTACTCTTGATGGTTTCACAGTCCAGGTTTACTATTATTTGCCTTTTACCCAAATTTCGCGCCCCCGGAGGGCAAGGGGCGATCATGGCTTCGCCATGTGGACCGCTGAGGCTCAGCGCGTAGCGCCAGCCGAGGGGAGGCCGCAGGCCGACATTGATCCATATTCTGGTCCTCGACCTGGTAGCTAATAGTAATACAACTACAGTAACTGAAATGTGAAAATTACAGTCGGTTTCAACGACATTGGGACACTTTGTAAATACCTCTTAATGCTCCTTTAGAACGAGGACTAGAAGCCTCTGGTAGAATGTATAAAATATGTGCATATCATATATTTTAACTGCAATGTTTGCTGGCCCCATATTCCTATTTGTAATCGCCACCATTCTTGTTGGATTTGTTTGTGTTTGGCATGGCAAAGAAAGCGATGAGAATGAGGAATTTACGAATTACAGTTCATGGTGGTCTTGGCCGAACTACTACTACCGTGCGTACTGGCCATACTACCGTCGAAGTTACTCATATCCCAGTTACCACCCTTTCCGTTCTTTCCGTCGCCGCCGTCATCGCCTCCCGTATCGTCGTAACCACAACACATTCTTTTGGTAGAGCAATTTGCACTCAAGGCTGATTGCTCCTTTCTTGGATTGACACCGGGTGATCATGCATGCGGTAAAACAGACAGTAGTTGATCGCCTGTCCCTCGACCAGACCACTCATGCAGACATTGCCATCTTGATCAATGAGATCGAATACTTTCACCTGTTCTTTGGTCTTTTCTACTTGACCAACTTGTTTCTCTTGACCCGACACCTTCTTCTTTGTCATTCCAAACCAGGAGAGGATAGTGCTCATATTACGGATAGATATACGGTTGTGATCAGTATCGTATATCTATGTACATCTTTTTCTGTTTCATTTTTGCAGGGGACATCGATTCTTGGTCTTACATGCAGCCTGACAGCAGAATCTGTGATGGTCCCCAAATGTATCGTGGATTATTCATGCCCTCTTCTGCATTGATGCCAACAGTCAGACGGACGGTCGCACGAGCATGCTCGTTGGTGGAGGATTCTTGAAGGATCTGGCTACTCGTTTTTGTGATTATCTGAGCTGATTGATCAAACCATTCAAGATGGTCTGGAATTACGAATTTGAGTGAGGAACTCCGGCTCGAAGAGCCGTTTACTCCGATGAGATCGGAGGAATCCCAAAATCCTCCTGCGATATGAGGCATGTGCTCCTCCCAGATTTTGAGGATGGTGACCAGATGGTCTCTGGTCATACTGTCAACTGATTGGCCAAAATCAATGTATTCAGCTAGTCTCTGTTTTTCATCCAAACCTAGCGCATCAGCTCTATCACTGGTCAAACCAGGAAACAGATCCGTGGAGACGTGTTTTGGGAGAGGAAGATCATAAATGGTGAGGCTGAATCCCTCTCTATCAATGCTGCTGGGCGGCTCTTTGAGCCGGAGTCCCATTGCCTGTTCATATGCAGCCTTGTTAGGTCTCTGTGTTGGAGCCTTTTTTGCACTGACTGATACAGAGATGGATCCGGGTTGAACATGTGCAATCTTAGTTTTCAGCATGTTTGGATGGCGTGGTGTGGTGTAATACAATGACAATGAATGAAATTTGACGAACAATTTTTGCAAGGACCCTCAAGACACACGCATCATGGCCAACAGCTCCAAAGAGAGTCAGTGTGAATACCCTCCATATTGTTTTGCAGAGGAGACGCGGCTCGAATGGGACGAGACACTTCAGCAAGGATTTCCAATTCCAGATCCAAATGATGAGCTGATCGAGATCTATGAGATTGATACTCTGGTTCAGGCACTTGGTATTCGTGCTGAAAAGTGGGACAGTCCTGAATGGAGATGTACACAGGAGTTTGAAAAGATTTTGGCTGGTGCGCAGATTGCAGCTGAGGAAAAGCGCCGTGAAGCAGCCGAATCCAAGATAAAAATTCGTGTTCAAGGTGAGACCATGGGTTCTGTGCAGATTCCAAGAAATCTTCAGAACCCAAATTACACTGAACTACTTGATGGTATGCAAAAACTACGCAAGAAAAAGAGCACCAAAGCATTCTCGGATCTCCTAACAATGGTTGAAAAATACATTCACAAACTAAACAAAGATGCCTCCAAATTGACAGTGTATCGATTGAACTGGGTGCCAGACGTACGGTTCCTAAGAGTAAAGCTCTCGGAGCATGATGTTGATGCAGATCGCACACTCATAATGAGCCTTATCATGAGTTATTTCTATGGAAAGTATGTAGTATGTGAACCTATGTGTGACAAATTATGACATTCCTATCAACTCGAGATCTATGCTCTCCGCAACATCACGTGAAATGGCACTCTCTTTCCTGCTTGGTGTAGGTGTAGGTGTAGGTGTAGGTGTAGGTGTAGGTGTAGGTGTAGGTGTGATAAAGTCTGGCCCTTGTGGACCTTGACGAACCGCTGGCAACATGCCCTTGAATCCTGCTATGAAACTCCTTGCGATTGATGCCAGAAAGGGGTGAAGCACAGGCACTATGGTTTTTTCAAGATATTCAAGAGCTGGTGTGATGTACTGATTGCTCACATTTGCTACTCTTTTCCTCAATTCGGAGTTCTTATTCCATTGTGCGATAGCATGATTGGTCAATCCCCGAACCCCTTTGAATGTCAGTTCTGTGACATCTTGGCTATAATTTATAACAATCACGCCATTTTTGAGAAATTGCCAGAATGGGATCAGATTGCTACCCACAGGCTCAACAATATTCAGACCAGAGAACAAGACCCAGAAAATACACCAGTGTCGAATCCCTCCTCGAACCGGCTTGCGAAGGCATTGATAAGTATTCTGGACAGGATAGACCGCTGTGATGAGTGTTAAAAGACAGGACCACATATATGATATGTTACTGTGTGGTGGTAGTGGGTGGGTAGTGGGTGGGTAGTGGGTAGTGGCAGTGGCAGCAACGGGCACGATTGGTTCAAATTTTCATGATGATTTCTATGATACTGTATACACATAACATATGCAGTACACCACGAGAGCCCTCAGCAGATATGATCAAAAGGATTACTTATGTCTTCTTAGGCAACTAACAGCAGTTGGTACCTATTCTGAAGCACTGTGGAATCAAATATATGAAGAGATTGATGATTCAGATAATATTGAGATATTTGTCATGGTCGATGAAGAGGACCATGGGCACCTGGTGGCTGCAGGTACTCTGATGGTGGAGCAAAAATTCATTCACGGAGGCTCAAAGGTCGGACATATAGAGGATATTGTGGTATCTCACGCTGTTCGAGGACAGGGGCTTGGTCGCAAAATGGTTGAATTCCTATCTCAGAGGGCAAAGGACTTAGGTGCATACAAGGTTATCCTCGACTGCAAAGAGGAGTTAGAAGGGTTCTACAATAAGGCAGGGTTCGCGCGCAATGAGATTCAAATGCGCAAAAATCTCTGAGCTACCAACCTCTCACAGTATTTGCTATTTGAAGAATCCTTTCAATGATTTTAGAGTGGAGCCAACAGTGCTGCGCAATGTTTTCTCACGTGCATGGCGATGAAAGAAGTCATTGATAACATTGGTGTAATTCTGACTACTCTGCTCAATCTCTGTTTCTAACTGTATTTGTGCCTCATGGTAGGTCTCGCCTGGAATGAAGCGCTTATAAACCTCTTTTAACATCATCTCTCGCGTCACCTCGATCCTGTTCTCGATAGGTGGATCACAGTCGATCAGCAAGCCTAACATATTAATAAACAGACCTACATGACGGCGTAAACAGTTGTATATCTGGTTACTGATCTCTTTAAACTCGGCATAGTACTTGCTGTCAGTCCCACCCATCGCCTCGACCATGTCAACTGTCAGACGCATCTTCGGAACTGTCATCGGTTTTGGATCTACGCCAAGGATGAATCCATAGTCAATATGAAAGATATATCCATCCTCTGTAACCATGATATTATCGAGATGTCTGTCCCCGATGCCGAGCAGATAGGTGATAACACAATAACCAGCACAACTTCGAACAAATCGTTTGCGCAGAACATGAACAGGGACATTGTCGTTGTGTGAATCGATGAAATTATTGATGGAGAGTGACATCCTCTCCTTGATATCATACAGAGTCCTGCATCGAGGTACCATTTCTAGCACCCCACCACTGGAACTCGTGGAGCAAACCTCGTAAGTAATTAGGCCCAGGTCCAGATTCTCCTCACGTTTCAGGATTATATTGGTCAATCTGATCAGATTTATGATAATCTTGTCTTTGCGTAGATCTTCGTTTTTAAAGAGTACAAGATGATCCCGTAGATTGCCAGCAGATGTTTGCACTTGAAAGGGAAGAATGATCGGCCTGCTCGCACTGTCAGTGTGTTTAACTTTTTCTGTGATGATTTTACGATACCGAAGATATGGGTTGGTTGGTGAAGCAAGATGTTTGAGTGCGTCTCCAGATAATTGACAGCTAAGGTCTCGTCGCATCTTTTCTTCATCCGGTTGGTCGAGGAGATATTGGAGTGTTACTGACATATGTTTACCTTTGAAAATGGCTTCGAGGATAGACTTATCCATGGTGTTACAGAACTGATCTAGGAAATATTTGTAAGTATTGATCGCACTGCGACTCTCCATGGCAACTGTCCACTGCCAATAAAGATCGTTTATATACAAGAGTCTTTCCTTCTTGTCAGACTTGGTGCACGTGCTGCTAGGACCGGTCACAACAGCTGCTCTGAGCAGACTACGACCAATGATTGGATTATCAAGACTCTCAAATTTCATATAATGGACAAGTAGAGGCAGATAACATCTTAGCTCAGTCAGACTGATCCTTTCTAAAAAACTCATTGCATATTGGCGTAGCTCTGGTGCTTGTGTCCGATGATCCAACAGACAGAGAGCATCCTCAGCTCGCAGTCCGGATTGACAATTACGCGTGCACATAAGGGTCCAACAATCTACCTTGATAATGTCTTCACTGACGCCACCACCACATCCACTGTCACCACTATTACTAACGCTCAAGGATAATTTCTTATTGGATGCTCTTTGAAAATCAGTCACAGTGTCAACGCCCCCAATGCTGTCGCAATCATCTTCATCTCCATCCTCATCCTCATCACAAGTACTTTTTCCATCTCTGATCATCAATGGGTGCTCTGTGACTGGTTCAATGATGATTCTTTTCTCCCTTTGAAGCCCCAACATTTGAATAATCTCCTGCAGACGTTCATCCTGATCAACTCTATCATAATCCAAGCTACGAATCAGCTGTGTCAGCCAGATGCTATGACCGAGCAAATGATCACGACTGTCCCAGAGCATTTGACGATCATATCGACTAAACTGTTGACAAGGTAGATAGTATTGTATTTCTCTGAAACGCGATAAATGATAACTGGCAATGCTCAGCCAGTCCTTGCATACCAGACTATAAGCCTTGAGGTCTTGTACCGTCGTACCAGGAAGTCCAAATAGATGGATGAGATGTCGCAGCCTGGTGAGCTCAGTAAGCTTTTGATAACATGGTTTGCACAATCTCTTCGGTCTGGTCAGATCAACAGAGCCAGTGCCGCTGTGCTCCTCATTTCCTCTGTATGATGAATACTTGTTCCTGCGACCACTCCTGGCTTCGTCCCTATTCCCATGTCCATTCCATCCACTGCTTGAGTCACCAGATTGTTGATCCATAAAATGTCCCATCAGAGTGTCTGTTTCTGGCGAATTAGCCAATTGAACTACATCATGTTTGTGTGCATCAGTACTGGACCCACTTGAACCGACAGAGCCAGTGCCCGTGAGTCCAAATGCTTTTGTAGAACCTGAGCTGTCATGGCTGTCTGTGTCTAGGATTTTAGTGAGATTGAGTCTCTCATGTGGTGGGCGTGGTAGAAAGTTGCGCAGAAAGTCCGGTATCTTGAGACGATGATGGCTACAAGTGGCGCAATATATTCTACCACATAGACGACAATGATGTTTTCTGTTCAGAATGGAAAATGAGGTTTTGCATGAGTAGCAGGTTTTTGCCACAGAGTCCCGAACCCATGTGTGGACTCTCCGATTTTCGACAGACGCTGCACTGATCGTCGGTATACTTTTATTCTTATTGGGATGTGTGTGTGGAATATTTAATGGAGTTGTTTGTCTTTTTCTGTCAACCACCATGGAATAAGAGTAATCATTACATGTGCCATAATTCGGATGATGTCGTTGTCGCTGACTCATCGCGCACCAAGTGTGATACTATAATCTATTGGGATTATAATATATCATTTTTACCAGATAGATACAACACCATGGATGGTCCTATGGTAGTGGCAATAATACCAATCAAGCATCATTCGCAAAGATTGCCAGGAAAGAATTTTAGGATGGTTGGTGGGAAACCATTATACAGATGGATATTGGAAACACTTGTCAATACTCAGAGCATTAAGCGGGTCATAATCGACACAGACAGCCCAATCATTCTCAATAATAAGGAGCTCAATCTCCTATCACCCTGCAAAATAAGGATCCTGGAACGGGCACAGACACTCCGGGGCCCCACTGTGTCCACGAATACAATCATCAAACACATCATCAATGATCTTACAAGCTCTGAACTAGGTCTGATAGGCATGACGCAAGAACAGCTGAAAACTTGCACATTTATTCAAACACATGTCACAAATCCGTGTCTCACATCACATACCATCGATTCTGCCTTGAAACAGTTTCGAAAGTCTCCATGCACATCTCTGTTTTCTGTGACACAGCACAGAGCACGTTACTGGAGACAAGGAGCCTCAGGACTATCTGCCCTGAATCATGACCCATGTGAATTAGTTCCAACACAGGACTTGCTCCCACTCTATGAGGATAACAGCTGCTTTTATATTTTTGATTGGGGTGGATTTATGGAGTCAGAGAATCGCATCACAAATGAGCCCGATATTTATGTCATGAATGATCATAGGGAGTCATATGATATTGATTACGAGGAGGACCTGCAAATCGCCGAACTATGTCTCAGGGCCAGAATGCAAGAGCAGGGAGCGCCACCTCAATCATGTTTGATCACTGGTTCAGCAGGTGGTCTTGGATCCTCGCTGGTTCGCCATTTTTCAGCTGAATCATGGGAGGTATATGAGACTGACCAGAAACTTGTGAAACAAGAGAACTTATTCTCTTGTGATCTTGAACACGAAAAGGATATCGGCCAGCTGGTGGAATGGTTGAATGGTACTTTAAAAGACACTGTTAGCTCTGATGGCAAGCGGCTTGATGCTTTGATCTTGAATGCAGCCTACCAGGAATGCCACTCACTCTGTGAAACACCGAAGGTTGTTTGGGATAAAACTATGGCGATTAATGTGACTGCTAATTATCTACTAATTAAGGGGTTGTTGGAGGCCGATCTGTTGGGACCTGGCAGCAGAATAGTTCTGATTGGGTCTGTTCACAGTCAGTGCACTTCCTCAGGTATCGCGGCTTATAGCATAAGTAAGGCAGCACTAGTTAATATGACGAGAACACTAGCTCTTGAATTGGGTCCAAAGGGGATTACCGTAAACTGTTTGCATCCTGGTGCAATCAAGACCCCAATGCTCATGGATAGCCTTGGTAGGAATGGTGTCGATCCGGAGCAAGCTCTGGCTGAGATGGCGGACAAGCACCCATCTGGTAGAGTCGCAGAGCCGGATGATATATGCAAAGCAGTGATGTTTTTAGCGACATCTCAGAGTAGTGCTTTTAATGGTAGCAATCTAATCGCTGATGGCGGTGTTCACATTCATCTGGCAACTGAGTAGGACCTAGGATGATGGGAAAGTGAAAAATGATACAACCGCAGTACACACACGCACCAGTCACACAACACACAACATGTATGGTTACAATCGGGAGGAACACTTCGCACGCTGGATCACATTGCTCAGTGGACAGGCTCCAATGAAACAGGATGCATGGAGTACTTGGTCTTTTACAATATGTGCGGAATGTGGCCCAGTGCTCAAGGAACAACTAAGTCGCTCTACGCGCTGCAAAGCTAGGGTTGGGTTCTGTGACACAGTGCACCATGTCCACAGATATTGCGAAACCAAGCGTACAAATGTCATTGGTCGACATGTGCAGTCAGCCCTGTTAGAATGGTCAGAATGGCGTTTGTCCAATCGATCGCGCAGAGATGTGCTGGAACTATGTCAACAGGGCGAGAAAACTCCGTAGCGATGACATGCGTCCATAAACATTGTTGTGAATTCAAGGTAAATATCACGAAGTGTCTCACGCTCAACCATGGATGCATGAGTGTAATTGTCTTCTTCAGAACACATCATTGATCCAACAATTCTTTCCTGGGTTGGTGTAAGTGCAGGGATATTCGTGACTTTGTGATGGCAATCTGGCCATGTGTTGAGGGAAAAACGCCGCATGATGGTGGCAATCGTTGCTGCCGATCCTGGGTCTTTCAGCAGCATCTGTGTTGTTATCGCGCGGAAAGCCTTGATTAGGATGGCATCATATCCCTTGTTAGCTGTGGTCTTGACACCCACACTGTTGGTCAACCAAATACATTTCATCAGAGTGGTCCTCCTGAGAGCGTTGGTCTGCCTGCTTTGGAGATGGAGGAGGACAGTGGGCATAAGTTGCATCAGAGTACATGCATGATATGCCTTGGTTGTGCGCAGACCATGATGATCGATACATGAGAGAAATATTTTGATGATGTGGACAAAAGTGTCACGGTTCTGTTTGAGAATTTCAAGATTGTTGTCAACCCACTCTACCCAATGCTTGTCATATAGCCCAATGCACTCTTGTTCACCATCATTGAGATCGCG